TCGAAAGCGGCCGGGCTGTGAACCTGGCGCCGGGCGAAAGCGTTGTCAGCCCTACCCCTGGCCGCCCAAATCCAAACTTCGACCCATTTTTTGGGGCGATGCTGAACATCTGCAGCATGGGCCTAGGGATCCCTAAGGAGGTGCTGGCCAAGGCCTTCAACGCCTCCTATTCCGCCAGCCGTGCTGCATTGATGGATGCCTGGCGCACCTGGCAAATCAAGCGCGTCTGGCTGGCCCAACGGCTATGCCAGCCCGTTTATGAGGAGTGGTTGGCCGATGCCGTGGCACTGGGGATCATCCAGGCGCCAGGGTTTTTTGCTGACCCTTTCATTCGGTACGCATGGAGTCAGACCAGCAGGTGCGGCGATGGCCCTGGAGCCCTTGATCCATTGAAGGAGGCCATGGCGGCGGCTAAGCGCATGGAGGAAGGCATCACCACCCGAGCCGAGGAGGTTGTGGCCTATGACGGCGGCGACTGGGAAGCCAAGCACCGGCAAAGCGCTCGGGAGATGGCGGCCCGCCTACGCGATGGTCTGCAAATGCCAGCGGTTGCGGTTGCGGTGCCACCACCTGACCCAAACAGCACTACCGATTAGATTGGGCCCATGACAGTTCTTGATGTCCTAAATGCACCGTGGGCGATCCTGCCCAACCGCCTGGAAGAAATCCAGGGGATCTACGCAGCCCGCAGCCGTGGGGCAGAACTGGACATTGCGAACGGCGCGGCATTGATCCCGCTGCATGGCGTGTTGGCCCAGCGGATGAACCTGATGACCAACATGTCAGGCGGCACTAGCACCGAGCTGTTCGCCCGTGATGTTCAGACCGCTGCGGCAGACCCCACCGTCAAGGCCATCATTTTGCTGGCAGACACCCCAGGCGGCACCGTGGCCGGCACCCAGACGGCTGCGGCGGCGGTGCGGGCGGTGCGTGGTGTGAAGCCCATTGCCACCATGGTTCAGGGACTAATGGCCAGCGCTGGAGTCTGGATAGGCTCTGCCACTGACCAGACGGTATTGGACTCTGGAACCGCTCAGGTTGGCTCAATTGGTGTAGTTGCGACCCATGTGGACGTGAGCCAGCAAGAGCAGGCGATGGGGATCAAGACTACCGAGATCGTGGCCGGCAAGTTCAAGCGGGCGGCATCGCAGTATGGCCCGCTGACCGAAACCGGCCAAAAAGTAATCCAGGATCAAGTAGACTATTTGTACTCGCTGTTTGTCAATGATGTTGCCGCCAACCGTGGGGTATCGGTTGAGCGTGTTCTCGATGACATGGCTGATGGGCGAATGTTCATCGGTCAACAGGCGATTGATGCGGGCCTCGCGGACCAAATCAGTAGCTTGGACATGCTGATAGCTCAACTCACTGCAACCCCTGGCGCCTCCACTGGTGGGCGCTCTGCCCCATCCACTCAGCCCCCCGCCCGTTTTGCTATGGATGAAAATCAACCTACGCCCCAGACCACTGCCGAATGGCTGGCGGCCAACCCTGAGGTCGTCGCATCATTGCGAGCTGAAGGCGCCGCCGCCGAACGCCAGCGGATCGCCGATGTTCGCGCCCGGTCACTGCCAGGCCATGAAGCGCTGATTGACCGCCTGGCCGCTGATGGTAAAACCAGCGGACCTGAAGCAGCCGATGCTGTTTTAGCCGCTGAAAAAGCCAACCTGGCCAATCGCGCTGCTGTTCGGATAGTAGACGCTGCGCCTTCGGTGTCATACGCCCCAGCCCCTGAGGCGTTAAGCGAGGCAAAAACGCCCGAAAGAATTGAGCCTACCGCCATCGAAATGGCCAATAGGGCTAAGGAGCTGCTGGCCAAAGCTAAGGCTGATGGCCGGACGCTTTCCGCTAGCGATGCCGTGGCTCAGGCCCGGCGCGAACTCATTCAATCCTGAGGCTATTGCCATGCGTAACCAAGGACTAGTTAAGGCCTTTGTGGCCGGTGCCGCCATTAGCCCCAATCGTTTTTTGAAATTTGGCGCTGATGATTACACTTTGATTCAAGGCGCTGCTGCCGGTGATTCTATTTTCTGCGTTTCCGACGACGTGGGATGTGCATCTGGCGAACGAATTGATGCTGTATTGACCGACATTGCCACTGTCGAGTATGGCGGAACTGTTACCCGTGGCGGCTTGTTAATGAGCGATTCAACGGGTCGAGCTATCGCCGCCACTGCATCTGCCGGTTCAAACGTGCGAACCTGCGGCATTGCATTAGTTAGCGCTGTTGTAGGCGACAAAGGCCCGGTACTTCTTTCCCCCGGTTCTTTCCAAGGTTGATCCTTTCCCCCCTGATGCACTAATTCAATGGCTTATCAGAACTTTCCTTTTCCGATCCAGCAAGACCTTACAGCAATCTCTCTTGCTTACACCAACCGCGCTTACATTGCTGATGAAGTTTCACCGCGAGTTCCGGTTGGCTCTCGGGAGTTTAAGTGGTTGCAGTACAACCGAGATGAAATGTTTACCGTACCTTCGACCTTAGTCGGTCGCAAAGGTGTGCCTAATGAGGTTCAGTTTGGCGCGACTGAAGTCCCTGGGTTTGTCAAAGATTATGGACTTGATGACGTGGTGCCGCAAGACGACATTGACAACGCCCCTGCAGGCTACAACGTTGTAGGTCGCGCAGTCGAAGGGACTACCGAGTTGGTTGCTTTGGATCGAGAAAGGCGGGTAGCTGATTTGTATTTCAATGCAAATACCTATCCTGCCGCCAATCGCACTACCCTTAGCGGCACTTCTCAGTGGTCGGATTATGCAAACTCTGACCCTTATTCCGCGATCATGGCGGCGCGAGACGGCATGTTAATGCCGTTTAACACTGCCGTGTTGGGTCGCTTAGCTTGGTCTAAGTTGCGGGTTCACCCCAAGATCACAGCTGCTCTGGCTCCATCCAGTAATGGGAACAGTGGGACAAGCAACGCAAATGGCGCTCCGGCATCTGTGCAAGCCGTTGCCGAATTGCTTGAGCTGGATCGGTTGCTGATTGGCGAAAGCTGGATTAACACTGCCAAGCCTGGTCCAACCCCAACGCTGGTCAGGGTGTGGGGCAAGCATATGGCGTTGTTCCACAACAACCCATTGGCCTCTATTCGTGGCAATGCAATCACTTTTGGCTTTACCGCCGAATTTGGCAATCGAGTGAGCGGCAGTATCCCAGAGCCCAAGACCGGCTTGCGCGGCGCTCAACGGGTGCGGGTGGGCGAAAGCGTAGATGAGCTTGTTTGCGCTTCTGACGTTGGCTACTATTTCCAAAACGTTGTCGCCTGATTATGCCCTCTTACACCGTTCTCAATGGCCCCGTTGACCACGACGGGGCCCGTTATGAAAATGGCGCCGAGATCCCCCGGCTATTTGCCGAGGAAGCCGCCGCACTGGTGGCCTTGGGGGTTGTTGGCGCCACGCCTGAAGGCGGCAAGAAGGCTAAGGCTGCGGAGCCTGGCGACTGATGGATGATCTGGATGACTTCCTAGACCCGGACTTGGACGTTGTCCCTGTGATAGCCGGCGCCATTACTGGTGACGGCTATCTTGATTTGAATAGTGAAATGATTTTTGATGGCAACCTGACAATAATTGATTGTTTATTAACTGCACAAACTAGCAAGTTTGGAGGGTTGGGATATGGTGCAGCAATTAGCGTAAATGGCGAAACGTATAAAGTGGAAATGTCACCGCAACGGTTTGACGATGGCAAGTTTTGCAAGATCCCGCTAGCCAGGGTTGACGCCCCAGAGGAGACGGTGGTGATCCTTGACGGCGACCCCAGCGACGATCCAATCATCGAACCCACCGATCTGCCGGTTCTGATCTTGGATGGGAGCGGATCATGACGACATATAACAGGCAAAAGACTTTAGTTGTAACAAGGCATTCAACAGAAGCCGCAGCAATTCAGCAGAATTTTATACTGCTAATAGGGGAAACCTGGAACGAAATTGATAGCATTGGGCGCAAGACCGGTCGGACCAAAACCGGCATTGATGGTCGGGAGATCAACAACGTTGTCGTTGGCACGCGGTTTGTCGATCTGCCGTTTGATCCCACCGGCACGGGGGAAGGCGGCCCCGGCGACCCCACCAATCTATCAATTGTCAACCGCACGGCCGAGGGGCTGACGATTGCCTAATTCAGGCGTCACCATCCCCAAGGGCGCTCCGTGCTATCAAACGGGCAGCAGCGGAACTGCCATCACCGTGGCATTGGCTGACGCATCCAGCGAGGCGACGGCATCGCAAACCCTGGGGCTGGCAGAAGCAGAGATACCTAATAATTCCAACGGCATTTTGATAGAGCGTGGCTTGCTTGATGGTCTTAATACTTCAGCATTAACGGAAGGGCAAATTGTTTGGTTGAGTGAAACCACGGGAGCATTAGCAACCACCAGGCCAACCCAGCCAGCGCATGGCGTTGTCTGTGGATATTGCATAAAACAAGGGGCTGGTACTAGCGGGATTCTTTATGTCAGGGTCTCCAATGGCCAGGAGCTTTATGAGCTGCATGATGTCCTGATCACCGGGGCGCCCGATAGTCAGGCGCAGGTTCTGCGGCGGTTTGCTGATGGGTTGTGGCGAAATTCGGTACTGGGCCCTGGCGACGTGGGCGCCGCTACCGCAGCGCAGGGCGCTCTGGCCACGACGGCTGTGCAGCCTGGTGAGATTGGCAGCAGTGGCCTGACGATGACGGCAGGGATCCTGGGCCGCGAAAGCGGCTCGGGTGCGGCGCAAGTGTTCACGCTGGGCTCGGGCCTGGCGATCGTGGGTGGGGCCCTGACCGTCACGGCCGGCCCTGGTGGTGGGTATCCGTCGTTGAGCATGGACCGAATGGGACGCGGCCTACAGCGAGCGGCTCCGCTGGGACGGCAGTAGCACGGGCCTAAACGCAACAACCGCCCGCACCAGCCTGGGGCTGGGATCGGCGGCGCAGTCAGCCGCCACCGACTTTGCCGCCACCACTGCTCCTGCGGCGGTGGTGGCGGCGCATGAAGCCGCGACCGACCCGCATCCGCAGTACCTGACGACCGCCGAGGGGAACGCGGCCTATGCCACCGCAGCGCAAGGGAACTTGGCCGCGACTGCCGTGCAACCGGCGGCCCTCGCTGGCTATGTTCAAACCAACGACAGCCGCCTCAGCGACTCTCGCGAGTGGAGCGCAGCCACGGTTGCCCAGGCGGATGCAGAGGCCGGCACTAGCACCATTCGAGTCGCGTACAACCCGTTACGGGTGTTCCAGAGCATTGCTGCATGGTGGGCGGCCAGCTCGGCAAAAACAAAGCTTGACAGCATTGCCAGCGGCGCGACGGCAAACCAAACCGACGCCTATCTACTGAGCCGTGCCAACCACACCGGGACGCAAGCAGCGGGAACAATTACGGGCCTGGGCACCCTGGCCCTGCAATCAGGCACTTTCAGCGGCACCAGCAGCGGCACCAACACGGGCGATCAGGACCTCTCAGGACTGGTGGTCAGGGCCAATAACCTCAGCGACTTGGCCAACACAGCAACCGCACGCAGCAATCTGAGCGCAGTGGGAACGGTTCCAGCTGGCATCACTGGCGCAAGCCAAGTCGTAAATGTTGTTAAACTTACCAAAGCAAACTATAATGCAATAACAACGCCAGACGAAAATACTTTATACATTATTATTCCATAATACAATGCCATCTACTTTAGGCGAAATCTATCTAGGCACGACTCTTGTAGCAAGCGGCGAGAGCGGCGGAACCACCACCACTCAGCTGGTGGATGAATGGGTCAGAAACCCCGCCTGGCCAGCGATCCCAACAGTCTTGGCAAGCGAGCAAAAAATCGTTGGTCTCTATGCTGTCTGGCCCGGCGATGGTACAGGAAATGGCGCCAACTTTTTTGCCTTCAATGGCCAAGGCGCTTACACAATAAATTTCGGCGATGGAACAACAATAAATAACGCAAGCAATACCCAGGCAAACTATGAACTTAATTTTAATAACGCCGCACTGGCCGGCACCAATAAGCCTGTAACTTTTACGGCGTCAACTAACACGGTAAATCTAGCGGGCCACGGCTTTAACGCTGGCACAGCACTCCCATTCTATGGCATTGTTACGACAACTGGATTAATCGAAGGCCGGCGCTATTACGTTGTCAACCCTACAGCAAATACGTTTCAAATCTCTGCTACCCTTGGCGGCAATCCTGTTACGCTGACCAATGATGGCAGCGCTACACTGCTGCCCTACAAAATAGCAATCGTAACAATTACCCCTCAAGCTGGTCAAAATTTAACCGTCATAAATTTACAAGCAAAACATAATCAGACAGGGCTGCAAGCGTATACAAGTGGTTGGCTTGATCTTGCAATTTCGGTTCCCAACGTTACCGGCGCTAATTATACGTTGGGCGGTACTGCCGTTGGCCATCGACTTTTGGAACGAGTCAACGTAGTCGCGTGTGGTGTTCTGACAAATATGGCAAACATGTATAGCAATACCCCTTCATTGCGAAGTGTATCAGCGTTCCCGAGCGGCATATCTGAAGTGACGACCTTGGCCAGTCACTACCTAAGCAGCGGCCTAAAAAATTTCCCGGTATTTTTAGGCACTGCCGCAAAGGTCCAGTCTGCTTCGCAGATGTTTAATAATTGTTTTAATGCGGAATACTTTCCAGCGTTGCCGGGCTCAATTGCTGCTTTAACTAATGTGAGTAACATGTATGCTTCAACAAGCGTAAAACAAATACCGGCGTTTCCAAGCTCAACGGCAAATATATCAAATTTTACAAACATTTGTCAGGTAATGCCAAATTTAGTAGAGCTGCCAGTTTTTAACTTGAGTGGCGTAACTTCTGCTGGTAATGGCGCTAACATGTTTAGCAGCTGCCCTTCTGTAAGGCGCATACCTATGTCAGGTATGCGGTTTTCGTTTACAGTGGCAAACTGTCAACTATCAGCGGTTGCCTTGAATGAAATCTTTGCCGGTCTCCCGGTCGTTGCTACAAACCAAATAATTACTGTAACTGGGAATTACGGCATCAATCAAAGCGGCTATAATCCAAGCATCGCCACTGCCAAGAACTGGACGGTAACAGCATGACAGCAGGATTCTACCGGTTTCGGGACGGCGAGCTGCGTTGTGCTCCAACTTCGGTTCACTTTCCAAATGCTGAACCGCTGCTTGCGTCCCAAAAGGATTCATACAATTACCCATATCATGGCTGGAGTTGGTTTAATAGCATCACAGCAGCCGAAGCGTATTACCAAATCAACGGCGCAACCAATACCGATTGGACGGGATTCCGGCGTGCAATCCTGACCGAAAACGGGTACGTGAATGCACTGGCGCTAGCCTTGGATTCTAAAAGTAATAGCGCTCGCCTTGCGGTGACGTTTTCGCATTCTCGTTTAGACCGTTTTCAAGACAAAGGAGATTTTGCCGAATATTTGCAAGGACTCTTGCTGATTGTTTCGGTACAGCCTGAGCAAAACAAAGCGCCTTTGATCGAGGAATTTCTGGCCTTGGCTGTGCGATGCAATTTGCCGGAGGCTTTCGTAACTGCCCTCAATGAGGCTATAATCGCCATGACTCCGCCTCCCGCCTAACCATGGATCTATGGGATGTTGTCGCCATGACGGCGCTGCACCTGGTCTTGTTCCCAGCGGCGTGGTGGGTGTTGACTGCTATTCCATTGGTACAGCGCTGGATGGCTGAGAGGCTGAAGCCGTGAGCAGTCAACCAGTTACCCAGCTAGAAGGACAGAGCGACGTAGCTGCTTTTCTCGGAATGATGACAACGGCCTGCGACCGCTTGGCCAGTGTCGAAAATAAGGTGGGAAATGTTCCATTAATAAATCAGTCTCTTATGTCATTAGTAAAGGGACAGGAAAAAATGGAAACCACTGTTGAAAGAATAGAGCAGGCTCAGCGAGATGCGCAAATACAATTTGAAAGACAATTTCAATTACAGCAACTTCAGATCCAAGCAACTCAGTTAAAGCTAGAAAGTTATGAGGCTACTGCTAAAAAAGTTGTGGATCTAGAAAAGCTGTATGGCGAATTGGATAAAAAAGTATTTGCTTACGCTTTGCTGGCTGCTGTTGTGGGCGCGGTTGTAGGCACTCTGTTTACCGGCTTGCCTGCTTGGCTAGAACGCCATCCATTGCAGAAGGCCAGCTTTATTATGTCGTCAGCGCTGGTAAGGTTGCAATGAACTGGTTTACCGCACTGCTGATTGTCGGCTACATCGGGGTCTGTGAGGCCAGGGTGCCGAGCCCGTTTCAGGCCTGCGAGAGCCGCTGGAACTGGGCCCTAGGCGTGCTGGTACCGAGCCCTATTCAGGGGGCCATTCCTGCGGTTGGCAACCTGTTGCGCAACCGGCGGCGACGCGATGAGTCCACCGAACCCCAACAAGACCGCACCCCTGACCCATGACGCTCTCTATCTCTTGCCGGATCATGGATGCCCTGGCCGATCTGCTGCAGGGCGCAGCGGCCACCGAGGACCGGAGCGATATTCCTGGGGTTGGGGCCTTGTTCCTGGATGCAGCCAGGGTGGCATCTGAGCCCGATGGCGTGGTGATCAAGCTGGATCAAGAAGGGGAGGCTCTCGACAGGGTTTTGAGCGCTTGCCAGGTGGTCTCCACCCTCCCGGTTGTCATCACCATCACGAAGCCCCGAAAGCCAGGGGAGCCCCCAAACTGGCGAATCTTGGGCCCGTTTTGCGCGGCGGTCCATGCACGCATCATGGCCGGAAGGCGGGACCTGGGGGGACTGTGCATTGACATCGAATCCCGTGGCCGGATCCATGAGCCCAACCTGCAAGCGTGTGAAGTCAGAATGATTTACAATGTGACCTATTACACGGCCATCTCCAACATCACATTGCATGAAGAAGGCAATGCCTGAGCAGCCCCCTACACCGCCGTTGCCTTCTGGCCCTGGCGCCTATCTGCTCACCAACAATGAGTGGATCCTCGAATCCGTAACCCAACCCCCCAAAGCCGATGGCCCGCAACAAGTCTCAGTTTCTGATGGCAGCATTGGAGACGACCTACGCAACGTCAGCAGCCCCGACGGGGGTGAACGCGATCCGGGTCAGGGACCCGAAGCTGACAGCCCTTGACGCCACTGCTATTGCTCGCCCCAGCCTAGACGGGCACACCAGCAACACCTACTCATTCGTGACGGGCGGAGCTGATTCTCTGACCTGGTATCACGATTGGGACGGCAACAAGCACCTAGGGATAGGCGCCCGAACCAAGAGCTGGGAGCTGAAGATGCAGGCCGGCGAGGTGCCGTTGTTCTCGTTTGACATCCCTGGCATTTACGTGCCTCCAGTGGATGCAACATCCCTAACGCCAACTTATAGCGCTATGGCCGCTCCCGTAGCTTGTAATTCTGTCAATACACCAACGTTTAGCCTTCATAATTACAGCTGTTGCATTATTGATTTTTCGTTAAAATGTGAAAACACTGTAGAATTTTATGATCGAATGGGCTGCGCTCCTAATTTTCAGATCGTGGATCGTGTAATCACGGGATCCCTTAAGCTGCAAAGGCCGGATATGCTAAGTAGCAAGGATTTCTACGCGATAGCAGTAGCTTCTGCCAATGGTGCGCTCAACTTCACCCATGGCACGGTGGCGGGCAATCGCATGGTCGTCAACCTGCCCAAGGTTCAACTGGGCGCTCCCGCACCCGACGATGATGCCGGCATCGCAGCGCTGACTATTCCGTTTACGGTGCGGCGCACTGAAGGCCTTAGCGACTCCGGCACGCTGGCGTTTACTTGATACTGATCAAGCTACTACCTCCAACCCTTTGCCCTAATTCCCATGTTTGACAAGCTTAATCTTGACGGCACCTATCCCTGTAAAGTAGTACTAAAAGGTGCTATTTTAAAAAATGGCGACACCGAAGACTTGGTCTTTACGGCTAAGTTTAATCGGATGGACCAACAGGAAGTTAATACCTTAACTCAAGCGATTTGGCATTGGGACCAAACTCGAAAGGCTATTGCTGAGGGGCGCCTTCTGCCCAATGCTGCCAATGGCGTCACAAATGTAAGTGACATTGATTGGGCTGATCGCATTCTTGGCGGCTGGGGTGACGATGTGCGCGATTCAAACGGTGACCCCCTTGAGTACACCGAAGAAGAAAAAAACAAAGTGCTTCGAATTGAGGGCATGGCGAGTGCCATTGTTGCGGCATGGCTAAAACTCAAGGGCCTCGATGGTGACAGCGAGGGAAAGCCGCCAACCTCCGTCAAATCGCGAGGGAATGGCATCGGCAAATGACCACCAGCGGCAGCGCTGAAACCCAGTCACAGGAAAATGCTCGCCTGGAGCAGGATGCAAAGCGGCTAGGGATTGTCGGCTTTGTGCCTTCTGATCGGCCAGAACCCATTGAGCCCACCTGCTGGATATGGCCCGAGAACTGGGAGGCCTTCCTGCTCTGGTGCCAAGTCCAGACCCAATGGCAGTGGGCCACCGAGTACACCCCAGAGTGGCATCCGTACCGAGTGCGCACCGGGCTCAACTATCCGGCGGTGATCGCCTTGGCGGGCCTGCGGCGCGGCCGTGGCGCGGTTGCTGCGCTGATGGATGATCTGCGCGTCATTGAGCTGGAACTGCTGACACTGCTGAGGGGTTCCTGATGGCCGTCAATTTTGACGCGATTCTGAAAATTGGGGCCGAAGTCGCAGGGATGGGCAGCGTCACAAAGCTCTCCGACACCTTGATCAGTGTGTCGAAATCGGCCAAGCTGGCGGCCCAAGAGAATGCTCGCGTCTTCAGCACCGACGGGATAGAGCGTCAGATGGCTGCGGCCACGGCAGCATCAATCCAGATCCTGGATGCCGACAAGCAGGTGCTGGCGTCACGGATGAAGCTGTTGGACAACGACAGGGACCGTGCAGCGGCCCAGAACCAAATGGCGGCCCTGGAGGTGAAGGGCGCGGAGTTGCGGCGCAAGCAGACAGAAGAGCAGTTGGCCGGCGAACTAAAGACAGCCCAGGCAAAAAAGACGGCCACCCAACTGGAGCTGCAGCGGGCCCAATCGGTGGTTTCTACTGCTGGCGCCTACGGCAAGATCACGCCCGAGATGTTGCGGCAGACCGAGGCCGCCAGGACCGCTAACCGAATTGCACAGGAAGAGCTAGTAATAGCTACAAACATTGTCGCCAAAAAAAGAGAAGTAGCAGATGCGCAACTCAGGGCGGCTCTGGCTCAGGCCGAGTCGTTGCGGGTGGTGCAAGTTGAGGCCACTCGGCTTCAATCAGTCCTGTCTGGCCTGAACAGCATCGATGCAAGCTTCAGCCGGGGATTTGATGCTGTGCTGAACAGCCGATCCTGGCAGGCTGCTGCTGCTGCCGCTGCTGGGTTTGGCGTTGCGTTGGTGACCAGCACCAAAGCGGCCATCGACTTTGAGACCAGCAT